AGGCTGCCGCCGACACCCTCGAGCCGGCCCCACCGATCGACTATCTGGCCTGGGCCGAAACCAACATCGTCTTCTCGGAACGGGAGAGCCCGCTGCCCGGCCCCTATAACCGCCGGCTCTTCCCATTCTTCGACGAGATCCTGACCGCCTTCGGGGCCGAGGACCCCTGCCGCATCGTCACGCTGGCCAAGTCGGCCCAGATCGGCGGCACGGTCCTGGCCAACATCTTTACCCTCGGCTCGCTGCAGCTCGACCCTGGCGACTTCCTCTATGTCCACCCGACGGACGACAACGCCCGCCGCTGGTCGAAGATGAAGCTCTCTCCGATGCTGAAGAGCACGGTGTCGATGGCGGCGCTCTTCCCGCAGAAGTCGCGCGATGGCTCCGACAGCGTCCTCTACAAGGAGCGGGTCGACGGGCGCGGGGCCCTACAGATCTCCGGCGCCAACTCGCCGGCCAGCCTCAGCCAGGTCAGCATGCGCCGCCAGGTGCAGGATGACCTCGCCAAGTGGGAGCCCAACGCCGCCGGCGACCCGGAGCACCAGGCCGACAGCCGCAGCCAGGCCTTCGCCTTCGCCAAGATTTTCAAGGTCTCGACGCCGCTGGTTCTCCCGGGCTGCCGCATCTCGCGGGCCTATGACGCCGGCAGCCAGGAGGTCCCCGAGGTACCGTGCCCCCACTGCGAGCACTACCAGGTGCTCGAATGGGACAACATGCTGGCCAATCTCGACGAGAGCCGGCCGGAAGACGCCCACTTCACCTGCGTCGCCTGCGGCTGCGAGATCCGCGAACACGACCGCCGCTGGATGCTCGCCCGGGGCCGCTGGACGGCCAAGCACCCGGAACGCAAGCGCTATCACCGCAGCTTCTGGATATGGTGCGCCTACAGCTTTCTGGTCGCCTGGGAGGACGTCGCGCGGCGTTGGCTCGGGGCCAAGGGCGACCCCTCGTCCGAGCAGACCTTCGCCAACGATGTCGCCGGCAAGGGCTGGCAGGCCCAGGGCGAGGCGGTTCCCTGGGAGGAACTGCGCGACCGGGCGGCGAAGTCTCACTACGCGCGCGGCGACATCCCCGCCGGATTCCCGATTCTCACCTGCGGCGTCGACGTCCAGAACGACCGCGTTGAGGCCCACGTCACCGCCTGGGGTCCGGACTGGCGCAGCGCCACCGTCGACTACCGGGTCATTCCGGGTCACATCACCGAGGAGCGCTGCCGCGAGGCCCTCGATGGGCTGCTGCTGCAGACCTGGCGCAATGCCGGGGGCGGCCGGGTCGCCCTCGACATGCTGGCCATCGACGGCAACGCCTGGACCGAGGACGTCTGGGCCTGGGTCCGCCGTCATCCGTCCAGCCGGGTGATGATGGTTCGCGGTGTCGCCTCCGAAGCTGCCCCGCTCCTGGCCCGGGTCAAGAAGGAACGGTCGAAGGACGGCAAGCTGCTGCGTTACTCGCGACGGTTCTTCAACTTTGGCACCTCGGTCCTGAAGTTGGCCCTCTATCGCAACCTGACCAAGACCGACCCGCTGAGCGCCGGGTATCACGCCTTCCCGCGGGGCCTTGAGGACGAGTATTTCCGCCAGCTGACCGCCGAGCGGCGCAAGGGCGTCAAGCGCAAGGATGGTTTCCAGGTCTACCAGTGGGTCAAGGATCCCGGGCAGGCGAACGAAGGCCTCGACAGCCGCCTGCAATCCGAGGCCGCCGCGATCCGTTTCGGTGTCCGCGCCTTCCCGGATTCGGTCTGGGGCCGCTATCTCGACGAGCGCGAGGCCCCGTCCGCGCCCGCCCAGGGCGATCTGGAAGATCTGCTGCTTGGCGAACGCCGTTCGCCCGCGCCGCCGTCGTCGGCCACTCCGACGCCCTCTACCGCGGGAGCCAAGCCGAAGGCTCGAACCCGCCTCGCCATGTGACCGACCGCACTCCGGGGAGGGACCGATGTTTCCATACGTCCCGCCCCAGTTCATTGGCCTCTCGACCGCGACCCTGCAGCAGAATCTGGCCACCGCCCAGGCGGCCTATGCCCAATTGACGGCCGGATCGAAGGTCGTTCGCGCCGCCTACAACCAGGGCGACGGCGGATCGAAGGAGATCACCTACTATCTGACCGACCAGACCCTGGCGAACCTGCAACAGTACATGGCCAGCCTCGCCCAGCAGCTCGCCGGACCTGGCCCGGGCAACCGCTATCGCCGCCGCCCGGCGCGGCCGCTCTACCTGTGAGCAAGCCCCGGGTGCGCGTGAAGGCCGGCGAGACGGCCTTTCCGGCCGCCGCCGCGCCGGTCGCTCCATTGGCGGCCCCGTCACCGCGGCGCCCGAGCATGCTGGTCGGGGCCGGTGTCGGTTACGGAACGCCCTACGACGCCGCCAACGTCACCGACGATCGCGCGGCTGCGTGGCGCCCCTATCTTTGGTCCGCCGACGCCCAGCTCAACATGTACCGCGACCGGATCGCGGCCCGCGCGCGGGATCTCGTCCGCAACGACGGTTGGGCCTCCGGCGCCGTCACCCGCCTGCTCGACAACGCCATCGGGGCCAGCTTCCGGCCGATCAGCAAGCCCGATCACCGCGCCCTGGCCGCCTACACCGGCAACCCCGCCTTTGACGCCAGCTGGGCCGAGGACTTCGGCCGCGCCGTCGATGCTCACTACCGCAGCTGGGCGGACGATGATCTCGGTCGCTATTGCGATCTCGAACGCAACATGTGGCTCGGCGAGCTGTTCGGCGTCGCCTTCCGTCACCTGCTGATCGACAACGACGCCCTCGCGGTGCTCCAAGACCGGCCCGAGCGCGTCTACCCCGGCGGCGCCCGCTACGATCTCTGTGTCAACCTGATCGATCCGGACCGCCTGTCGAACCCGCAGAATGTCTTCGACCGGCGTTATCTGCGCGGCGGCGTGAAGATCGACGACGATGGCGTTACGGTCGGCTACCACATCCGCAAGGCGCACCAGGGCGACTGGTGGGCGGCTGTTGACGCGGTGACCTGGGAATATATCCCGCGCTAAACCGAGGACGGCGATCCGATCGTCGTCCACTTCTGGGACCGGCAGATGGCCGGCGAGCATCGTGGCGGCAACGGCATCTTCACGCCGATCCTACTGCGCATGCGCATGCTGCTGAAGTACGACGATGCCGAGCTGGACGCCGCCGTCATCAACGCCTTCATGGCGGCGGTCGCCGAGAGCCCCTTCGACCATGAACTGCTCGGCGAAGCGTTGGGCGAAGGCGATGCGAAGCCCCTTCTCGCCTACCAGGAAGGGCGAACGGAGTTCCACGACCAGGCGCGCATGATGGTCAACGGCGCCAAGGTCATGAAGCTCTATCCCGGCGAAGATCTGAAAATGATCAAGTCGGAGCGCCCGAACCCGAACTTCTCGGCCTTTCAGGGCGCTTTCCTGCGCAACGCCGCCCAGGCGGTAGGCGCGAGCCCGACGCAGATCTCCGGCAACTGGGCGGAGATGAACTATTCCAGCGCCCGCGCTGAACTGGGCGAGGCCTGGAAGACCACGGTGCGCCGCCGCGCCAACTTCGGCCGCGGCTTCGGGGCGCCGATCCGCGCCGCATGGCTGGCCGAGAGCTTCGATGTCGACGATCTGCCGTTGCCGGCTGGAGCGCCATCGTTCCAGGAATGCCGCGCGGCTTACGCCCGCGCCCGCTGGCTTGGCCCGGGCCGAGGCGTCATCGACTCGGTGCAAGAGCGCAAGGGTTCAGTGCTCGGCATGGATGCCGGCCTGACCACGCTGGAAGAAGAGTCGGCTGAAAGCTCGGGCGCCGATTACGAAGACATCCTCGATCAACGCATGATCGAGATCGAGGCCTTCAAGCGCCGTGGCATGCAGCCGCCCAGCTGGTCGGCCATGAACCCGCAGGCCGAGCCCGCCGAGCGCACCGTCCGGAATCCGGAGCCCGCATGAGCCGCTTGGCCTTCCTTTCGCAACGTGTGTTCAACACGCCTCTAGCGGTCCATCCCCGCAAGGCGGAAGTGATCGTTGCGGCCCTGGCCGAGCGGCTCGGCGTCGCCTCCATGGCGCGCCTCGAGGCGGATGGCCTGGCGATCATCCCCATGGCCTACGACGATTGGGGCGATGACGATCTCGCCCATCCGTCGACCGTCCGGACGTCGCCGGATCGTGGCTATGACTTACTCGGCCCCATCGCCGTCATTCCGGTGACTGGCACCCTGGTCCAGAAGAACAACTCGGTCCGCCCCTATTCCGGCATGACAGGTTACGACGGCATCCGCGCCGCCGTGGCCCTCGCGCTCGATGACCCCAACGTCGAGAAGATTGCGCTCAATATCGACTCGCCCGGCGGGGAAGTGGCCGGATGTTTCGACCTGGTGGACGGCATCTTCGCCGCCCGGGGCGACAAGCCGATCTGGGCCGTGCTCGATGAAATGGCCTGCAGCGCGGCCTACGCTATCGCCTCTGCGGCCGATCGCGTCATCGTCCCGCGCACGGGATTTGCCGGCTCGATCGGCGTCATCTGGATGCACGTCGATTTCAGCCAGGCGCTCGGCAAGGCGGGGATCAAGGTCACCTTCGTCACATCCGACGCCGCCGACCGCAAGACCGACGGCCATCCGGAGATCCCGCTCAGCGCCGAGGCGTTCGCCTCCATCAAGGGCCAGATCGATGACATGGGTCAGCTATTCTACGACACCGTCGCCCGCAATCGCGGCCTGACCTCGGCCGCCGTGCGCGGCCTGCAGGCTGACACCTTCCTCGGCCCCAAGGGCCTCGACGTTGGCCTAGCCGACGCCGTCATGGCCCCCGACGCCGCCTTCCGCGCCCTCCTGGGCGTCTGATCTCACCGCAAAGGAAAATCTCATGACGGCTCTGCGCACCGCCGCGCGGTCCACGACCGCGCTCGGCTCCTTCGCCCACCTGCTCGGCATCCCGGTCGCCAAGCGGGCCGAGAATGACGAACCGCGTTCGCCGCCGGAGGACGACGATTCCGGCGCCCAACGCGCCGAAGACGAAGACGGCGCCAAGCGCGCCGAGAGCGACGACCGGGAACCCTGCAAGGAATGCGACGGCACCGGTGAAGACGACGAAGGCGAAGCCTGCGACGCCTGCGACGGCACCGGCAAAGAACCGGCGGAAGACGATGACGCCCGGCGCGCCCGCCGCGCCAAGAAGGCCGAAACCGACGAGGAGGCTGCCGAGGAGCAGGACGAAGACGAAGATGTGCGCAAGGCCGCCAAGGCCGGCCGTCGCTTCGAGCGCGCTCGCTGCAAGGCGATCTTCGCCCATCCGGCCGCCGGCGTCCGCCCAGATATGGCCGCCCAACTGGCCTTCGGCACCAAGCTCTCGGCCAAGCAGGCGATCAGCCTGCTGAAGGAGTCCGCCAATGTGCGCGGTGGCCACCAGCATGGTCCGCGCGCCGCGCGGCCGCGGGTCGAACTCGTCGATGGCGCGCCGGCCCCGACCGGGTCGAAAGGCATGGCCGCCCGCATCGTCGCCGCCGGCAAGAAGCGCCGCGGCGAAAAGCCGACGAACTGAGATCAGGCGGCCGGTCGGCCGCCGCCCCTCCCTGAAACCTCAAGCTGAAAGGGCTCGGCCCGATGACGATCCTCAACCCCACCTCGTATGGTGACAATCAACAGGTTCCGAGCGCCTCCGCCGAAACCTTCATTCCTGACCAGCTTATCGCTGGCGGTGGCGCGGGCCTGGTGTCCGACACCGTAATCTTCGTTGGGGGCGCCGACCTGAAGCGCGGAACGCTCGTCGGCCTGCAGGCCGGCGTCGCGCCAGGCGCGGCTGTCGCGGCAGGTCAAGGCGCTGGCGGCGCCAACACCGGCAACGGCACAATTTCGGCGATCAGCGTCAGCGCGGACGTTTCGGCGGGTCTCTACCTCCTGACCTTTACGGGCGCGACAGCCTTCACCTTGACCGATCCGTTCGGGAATGTGGTGGCGGCGCCGGCCGCGCTCGGCGCCTTCACGTCGAACCAGATCAACTTCACGTCGGCGGCCGGAGGGACTGCCTTTGTCGCCGGCGATGGCTTCAGCTTCACGGTCACCGGGGGGGCTTTCATCCTCTCCCTGCCCGGCGCGACCGATGGCAGCCAGGTGCCGGCTGGTGTCACGGCCGACTATGTGCCCCTGTCGGTGACGACCCCGCAGCAAGGCGGCATCTATCTGCAGGGCGAATTCAACGCCAACTATATGACCTTCGGCGCCGGCTGGGATCCGGCCAGCGCGAAGGTCGCCCTGCAGAAGGCCGGCAAGCCGATCTACCTCAAGGACGTCGGCGCGCTCGACTCCACGAACATCGATCCCACCCTCTGAATAGTCGCGTGAGCATGGGCAGCCGCTTCATCGGTCGCCCCCTCCCGCACCTTCCCCTTTAAACCCGCCGGGCCCGAGCCCGCGCAGACGGAGCATTCCCCATGCCTGGTGGCAATCTGATCTACGACACCAACACCCTTGTCGAGGTGGTGCCGAACCTGAAGACGAGCCAGAACTGGCTCGCCGACCGGTTCTATCCCAACATCATCGAGGCCGATTCCGAGTTCGTTTCGATCGACGTTGACGTCGGCAAGCGGCGCATGGCGCCCTTTGTGAGTCCGTTGGTCGAGGGTCGGTTGATCGAGCAACGGCGCTACCAGACCAACACCTTCAAGCCCGCCTATACCAAGGACAAGCGGGCGCCGGATCTACGCAAGCCCGTGCGCCGGATGATCGGCGAGCGCATCGGTGGCGACATGTCCGGCGAAGAGCGGCAAATGGCCAATCTCGAGTTCGAACTCACCGACCAGATCGATATGCTCAACCGACGCATCGAATGGATGGCGGCTTCGGCGCTCGAATATGGTCAGGTGACGATCGCCGGCGACGGATTCGAGTCGGTCACCGTGAACTTCGGACGGGACGCGAGTCTGAGCGTCACCCTGACCGGAACCTCCGCCTGGGGCGTCCCGGCCAACTTCACCGCCGCGGGCAAGGATCCTCTGCCCACCGCCTACATCGAGGGCTGGCAGCGCCAGATCCTCCAGGTTTCGGGCGCCGTGGTCACCGATGTCGTCTTCACCACGGCGGCCTGGGCGCTGTTCATGAACTCGGTGTTCGCCGAGGGCGCCATCTTCTATCCCAAGCTGGGTGACGGCAACGCCCTCAACCCAGGTGCGGAGATCAAGCAGGGGGCGGTGTTCAAGGGCTGGTGGGGTCAATATCAGTGCTGGCTCTACAACGACTGGTATGTCGACCCGACCAACACCGAACAGCCGATGATCACCGACGGTATGGTCATCCTCTGCGGCGAGCAGCTGATGGGCACCCGCGCCTTCGGCCAGATCATGGACCCCCGGTTCAACTATGAACCCATGGCCTATGCGCCCAAGACCTGGATCTCCGACGACCCGGCGCAACAATACGTCATGATGCAGTCCTCGCCGATCGTGATCCCGAGCCGGGTCAACGCCTGCCTGGCGGCCAACGTCCTCAGTGGCGACTCGGTCGTTCCCGGCATCACGATCTGATCTGACGATCCAACTCACCCAACCGGCGAACGCCGTTCGCCGATCTGGAACCCAAACCGACAGGAGGCCTTATGGCCGAAGCTCAAGTCGCGCGCCTTGGCGCAATGCAAACCGCCGTGGTGCGCCGCGGGGTCGTGATCTGGGGCGCTGGCCCCTGGGATGAGAAGAAAAGGGCCTTTCATCCGCCGGCCGTGAAATCCGGCCCCGGCGAGAAAGTCAGCCTTCCGGCGAAGGAGGTCGCTCGGCTGCGCGCCGCCGGCGTGCTGCATGACCCCCAACAACCTGAGATCGCCATGGGCATGGGCCCGAGCTACGCGATCGAGGATGGTAAGCAGGTGGAGAAGCTGTCGGCGGACGCCGCGGCTTAAGCCTCCTGTGGCCGTCGACTGGGACCAGCTCGTCGTCGCACCGAACTTTGCCATTTTCGGCGAAGAGGAGTCGGCGTTCTATACGCCGCAGGGCGGCAGCGGGTTCTCGATCGCAGGTGTCTTCGATCCGCCGTACCACGAGGTCCGGCTGCTCGACGATGAGCCGAGTGTGACCACACAGCCGGTGCTGGGCGTGCGTCTCGTCCAGTTCCCGACCCCTCCCAGCCAGGGCGATCAGGTCCGGATTGCCTCAGTCGCCACGACCTTCACGGTCAAGGAAGTCAAGCCGGACGGCCACGGATGGGCGCTTCTGGTCCTGATGGGGCCGACGGCGGGCACATGACGGCGATGTCGGACATTCTGCTGGCGGTGAAGGCGGCCCTGACCGTGTCGCCGACCACGACAGCCGCCGGCGCGAACGTCTTCACGCCCGGCGACTGGCCGCTGCAGATCAACAGCTATCCGGTCATCCTGCTCAGTGTGCAGAGAGAGCGGAAAGCCAGCCTTGGCAAGAACGGGCCGCCGCAGTTCAAGACCACGACCACGGTGCGGATCTCCGCCCGGGTCGCGGCGCCCCCAGCAGCAGCAGATGGTGGTGGCTCCGCGGCCGAGGTCGCTCTCTGGGCGCTTGCCCGCCAGATCGAGATTGCCGTGGTCAACGCCCCCGGGCTCTGGCAACTCGTCGAACAGATGAGCCAGGCCGAGGCTGAGCTGGCCTTCTCCAGCGACGGCGCCGAGCATATCGCCCAGATCAACTACGACATGGACTTCCAGTACTACCAGGGCCTTGAGGACTTCTATCAGTCCGAACTGGTGGCGCTTGAGGAAGTCGACGTCCAGTTCCCGAACTATCCGACGCCGAGCGGCCAGGATGTCGGGATCATCATCGATCTCCCCCAATAACCCAAACCTCCGAGGAGGGTGCATGCTGATCCAGCTCGCGCCGGGCGTGCGCCTGCGCAACCCGGTGACCCTGCGACTCGTCGGTCCCGAACCGTTCACGGTCGGCGACCACGACTATTTCTGGCTGCGCCGCCTGCGCGACGGTGACGTCGTGAAGGTCGAATCGGCTGCGGCGGTCCCGGTTCCCTCGCCGGCCGCCAAGCCGGCCGCGTCGGCGTCCACCTCCGTTGATGGGCCCAAGGAGGCCGTCCAATGAGCGACATCGCCTTCGCCCAGATCCCGCAGAACCTCCGGGTGCCGCTGTTCTACGCCGAGCTGAACAACAGCCAGGCCAACACGGCCCAGAGCGCCCAACCGACCTTGCTGATCGGCCAGATGCTGACCACGGGTTCGGCGACGCCGAACGAGCCGGTGCAATGCGCCGGGCCCGCGAACGCCATCGCCCTCTGTGGCGCGGGTTCGATCCTCGCCCAGATGGCCGCGACCTATCTGAAGATCGACCCCGCGGCCGACCTGTGGCTGTTGCCGCTCTCCGATCCGTCGGGCGGCGCGGCGGCGACTGGCGCGATCGCCTTCGCCGGCTCGCCCACGGCAAATGGAACGATCAGCCTCTATATCGCCGATCAGCTGATCTCGATTCCGGTCACCACGAGCGAGTCCGCCACCTCCATTGCCGCGGCTGCGGTTGCGGCGATCACCGCCGCCTACGGCTGTCCGCTCTCGGCGGTGGTCGATGGCGTCACGGTGACCAAGGTCGACGTCACCGCCCTGAACAAGGGAACGCTCGGCAATGGCATCGGCCTCGCGCTGAACCTCGGCGGCAACGGCTCCGGCCAGGCGACGCCGGCTGGCCTCACCGTGACGATCACCGCCATGTCCGGCGGCACGGGCGTTCCAGTCCTGGCCACGGCCCTGGCCAACCTCACCAGCCATCCGGCCGATTTCATCGGTCATCAATTCGTCGACACGACCTCGATTGCGGCCATTACCGCCTTCCTGGCCGACATCGGCGGTCGCTGGGCCTATAACGCCCAGATCTACGGCCACGCCTATGGCTCGATCGCCGCGACATTCAGCGCCGCCGGAACCTTCGGCTCCGAGCTGAACGACCAGCATCAGACCTTCCTGCCGGTCAACGGTTCGGCGACCATGAACTGGAACTGGGCCGCCTGGATGACCGCCTTGGTGGCGCAGAGCATCCGCGCCGACCCGGCCCTGCCGCTTCAGTTCATCGGCGCGGCGGGCGTCATGGCGCCGCCGATCGCCGACCGCTTCGACGCCGTCGTCGGCGAGACGAACACCCTGCTCTATGAAGGGATGAGCGTCTTTGACGTGCTGCAGGGGGGCATCTGCCAACTGCTGGCAGTGATCACCACCTACCAGCTCAACGCCGAGAACCAGCCCGACAATTCGTATCTCTACGTCACCACGCTCTACACGCTGATGGCCTTCATCCGCGGAATGAAGAACCTGGTGCTGTCGAAGTACAGCCGGATCAAGCTGGTCACCGACGGTTCCCGGCCCACGCCAGGCAGTGGCGTCGTCACCCCCGCCACCATCGAAGCCGACCTCAACGTCTGGTACCAGAGCCAGATCCCGCAGCTGGTCCAGAACGCGGCCTATTTCGCCGCCAATCTGATCGTCGAGCAGAACGCCCAGAACCCGAACCGGGTCGACGTTTTCGCCGAGCCGATCCTCACCGGCGGGATCTCGATCTTCGCGGTGCTCAATGAGTTCCTGCTGGCCACGCCGGCGTCCGCCACCACCACCGCCGCGGCGGCCTGATAGGGAGATTGACCGATGGCCATGGGCCGCCTCGCCGGCACCGCTTACCTGTATATCGACGGCGTCAGCTATCCGCTGGTCGGCGACTTCAAGTACAGCGTCGCGCCGATCAGCCGTAGCACCCTATCCGGCATGGATAGGGTCCACGGCTACAAGGAAAAGCCGCGCCCGGGGTCCATGGCGGCCAAGATTCGCGACTGGGGTGGCCTCTCGGTCGGCGGCGTCAACGCCATGACCAATGTCACGGTCGTGGCCGTGCTGGCCAACGGCAAGACCATCACGCTCGGGGGCGCCTGGACGGTCGGCGAGGGCGAGGAGGTCGAATCCGAGGACGCCGACTTCGACGTGCGCTGGGAAACCGACAACTTCACCGAGGCCACAAGCCAATGACCGCCGACGCCGAAGAGCCGAAGCCGACGAAATATGTCTTCCGCGGCCAGGGGTTCGCCGAACTGCCGGACGAACTCGTCATCCCGCTGCCGCGCAGCTATGGCCTGTCGCCGACGGCGCCGCAGCACGACGAACTGCGTTTGCGCGAGCCGACCGAAAAAGAGTTCCGCACCGAGGCCTCCAAGAGCAGGTCCCACCTCATCGCCAAGATCTGCGGCATGCCGGTTGAGTTGGTCGAGCAACTGCCGGTTTCGATCGTCAATTCGGCGGAGGCCTACCTGCTTTTTTTCGTCAACGCCGACCAGTGGACGGAGACGCCCGCAAGCTGACGCTGGCGGCGGCGTTTGGCTGGACGCCGCGCACGATCGCCGATCTCACCATGAGCGAGATCGTCTGGTGGTCGGACGGCGCCTTGAGGCTGAAACGCGGCGGCGAGCCTGATCGGGAGGCCTGATGCGCTTTCCCATCGACATCACCGCCGATGAACATCCGAGCATCGGCCGGGCGATCGGCAAGGTCGAGAACCGGTTCAAGCGGCTCCAGGAGCCCTCCGCCCGCTGGCGGAAGGATGTTCTGGATGCGGTCAAGCCCTTCGACGCTCTGCATCGCAGTGTCGAGCGCATCGTCAAACCCATCGCCCGGGTCCACGACTCCTTGGCTGGTCTCGGCCGGACCCGTGGTAGCCTCGGCGGCGCATCGAGCGCCGCCAGGTCCCTGGCGCAATCCCTACGCCAGGCCATCCCAGGGATCGGCGACGTCGCCAATGACAACGGCCTCGCCGGCGCGGCGGGACGGATGTCGGCCCTCGGCGAGGCCGGCGAGGCGGCCGGCGGCGGCCTCGAGGCGGCGGCGGGCAGTGCGGGCGGTCTAGCGATCGCCAGCCTTGGGGTCGTCGGCGCCGTAGGCGGCGCGGCCGTCGCAGTCGCTGGGGCCGGCGTCGCCGGCCTCGAAATGGCGGCGAAATGGGACAGCTCCGTCGTCGCCCTCGACAACCTGTCGAAGAACATCGGCATCTCCATCGTCGACTTGCAGGCCTGGAAGGCCGCGGCCGAACAGGCCGGCGTCAAGGCCGACGACATGGCCACCGCCATCGGCAACATCCGTCGTCACGCGAACGCCGTTCGTCTCGGTCAAGACCCTACGGCCCAGTCCATCCTGCAGACCTATGGCGTCAACCCACAGGACTTCGCCAAGGCCAGCTTCGCCCACCAGGCCGACCTGATCGGGGCCATCACGCGGCAGCAAAGCACGCCGCAGATGCAGGCCCTGGTCGCCGAGGCCTTCGGGGCCGGCGGCATCCTGCCGCTCCTGCGCCAGAGGCCAGGACAGACCCGCGCGGCGATGGACATCTACAAGGCCACCGGCTCGCCGATCACGGCGGAACAGGCGGCCAAAGATCGCGCCCGCGTCGCCAATGAGGCCCGCACCAAGCAAGCGATTGGGGGCGTGGGCAATCGCGTGGGCCAGTTCGGCTCCGACATCGCCAATCCGGTCTGGGCGGCCGGCGCCGGCTTCACCTCGTTGTTCGCCTACATGGCTCACCGGATGATGGGCGGAAAGCCGGGAGCTCCGGCCACGGGGGCGCCGACGGCGAAGGGCGTCGCCTCGGTCGATCACCTCAGCACGGCCTTCGACACGTTCGCGCGCCGGATCGAACAGATGGAATCCGGTGGCCGGCAGTTCTGGCGCGCCGGCGGGGTCAAGGTTTCTCCCAAGGGCGCGGTGGGCGCCATGCAGCTGCTGCCCGCGACGGCGCGCCGCGTCGCCCAATCGCTCGGCGAGGCCTTCGATCCAGCGCGTCTCCTTGGCGATCAAGGCTACAACGAGCATCTCGGTAGGGCCGAGTTGGCGCGGCTGCTCAAGGTCTATGGTGGCGACCAGACCCTGGCGGCGGCAGCCTACAACGCCGGCGAAAAGCGGGTGAACCAGTGGCTGCATCGCCCGGGGATGGGCGATCCGCGCTCGGGTCGGATCTCCGATGCCTCCTGGGCGGCCATGATCCCGTTCCGCGAGACCCGCGACTATGTGCGTCAGACCGCCCAGCCGCAAAAGATCGAGGTCGTCGTGACGCTGGCCAATCTCCCCGCCGGTTCGACCGCGACGGCGCACAACGATCACGGACCGGTGCCGGTGAAGATCGGCCATAGCCAGGTGGGGCGAAGCTGATGGCCTGGCGTGACCAGCTGCAGCAAGCCAGTTTCCGCGGGGTGCCGTTCGGCGTCCTGACCATCGACAACCACGACGGCCGCGAGGTCGCCGTTCACACCTATTTTGGCCGCGACGACGTCTGGCCGGAGGATGTTGGCGGCGCTCCGAGCCGTCACGGGATCCTCGGCTTCCTCGTCACGGACTCCAAGGTCTATGGCGGCGGCGATGTCCTGCAGCAGCGCACCCAGATGGTTGCGGCATGCAAGACCAAGGGCTCGGGCACGCTGGTCCATCCGACCCTGGGCGCGCTCACGGTCACCCTGGTCACCCCACTGATCACGCGGGAGCGCTGGGATAGCGGTCGTTATTTCGAGATCCAGTTCGACTTCGTCGAGGCCGGAAAGCAGCTCTTCCCATCGTCCAACGCCAACACCGGCCAGGGCGTTCAGACGGCGGCGACGAACGCCAATGGCGCGGCCTCGAACGCCTTCAGCCAGACCCTGCTGACCGTATGAGCCTTTCATCGGCCGACTATGCGGCCGCCTCAGCGGTCTGCGCCCAATGGGTCGCCCAGTACGAGGCTGCGGCCCAGGACGCCACCCGCCTGCTCGGTCTGGTCAGCGAGCTGAGCGCGCCCCCCGACACGACCTTCGGCCGCTATGTCGCCGGCGGCAATCAGGGGTTCCTGGCCGGCAACGCCGGGCCCTATTCGGCTGACACCACGGTCGACCAGCTGGTCGCGCAGGGCGCGGCCGAGCTGGCGGCCGTCACGGCGGCGGCAGAGGCCGCGCAGGCGGCCGTCGACGACATGGGCAGCACGGGGAGCTTCGCGGGCGCCGCCACGGGCGCCCAGGCCCTCGCCGCCGCCCTGCTGGCGGCCTGCGCCGACCCAGCCGACGCCGTTCGGCTATTCGCCGGCCTCGCCGCCTTCCAGGCCACCGGCCTCTCGGCGGCGACCACGGCCGGCGGCGCGGTGCAGAGCCTCTTCGCGGCCACCACGGTCGTCGCCCTGGCCCAGGCCGCCCAGACCTATCAGCCATCGAGCCAGACCGACGCCCAGTCCGTGCTGGAGCAGGTCACCGGTCTGCTCGACGCGCAGATCATGGCGGCCGGCAACACCTTCCAGGATGCGCTGTTCACGGCCCTCCGGGCGCTGCGGGTCGCGACGGTGCAGGATCTTCAGGCCCGCGGCGCCAACCTCGCGCCGATCGTCACGGTGACCGAGGCGGCCAACCTGCCCAGCCTGGTCATTTCTCAGCAGCTCTATCGCGACGCCACCCGCGCCAACCAACTCGAGATCCAGGCCAACCCCGTCCATCCGCTATTCATGCCGACGTCGTTCCCGGCCCTGGCGTCCTGATGGTCGCCATCCGCATGGACGTGCGCCGCGGGTTGCGCGAACTGGAGTGCGGCTTCGACGCCTTCACGCGTCGCCAACTGCCGTTCGCCACCGCCCAGATGCTCAACGCCGTCGCACCGATGGCCGCCGCGGCCGAGATGGTGGGGATCCAGGATACCCTGGGGCCGGTCACGGCCTTCACCCGGCGGGCCATGGCCGTGCGCCGAGCCTCGAAATCCCGACCGGTGGCGACGATCTTCGTCAAGGACATCCAGGCCGAATATCTGGAGCCCTACATGCCGGGGGGCTCCGGCCGCCAGGTCTTGAAGTCCCGCGCCGTGCTGGCGCCCGTTGACCTCAAGACCAACCAGTACGGCAACATCCCGCGCGGCAAGCTCGATGCCCTGAAGGGTCAGAAAGACATCTTCATCGGACCGGTGAAGACCAAGGATGGGGTCATCAACGGCGTGTGGCGGCGGATCGCGGCCGGCAGGGCGCAGGGGCGTCGGCGGCGCGCCAAAGGCACGGGCGTCGATCTCGGCGCCAAGGGGCGGCTGGAGCTGCTCATCCGGTTCGAGGATCCCAAGGCCGTGCGCCCGCGCCTGAAATATGGCCAGCCCACGGCCATCGTCCTCTCCCGTCACGTCTATCCCGAACTGGAGAAGGCCTTGCGCCAGGCCCTGGCGACGGCGCGCTGATATGGCGACCGACCCGGACCTCCTCAGCCTGGTGGTGAACGGGCAGGCCCTGACCGGCTGGCAGAGCGTGCGGGTCACGGCCGGCATCGAACGCTGCCCGCGCGATTTCGACATCGAGCTGACCGAGAAGGATCCGCAGGCGACGCAGGTCCAGATCCAGGCCGGCAATCCATGCACGGTGATGATCGGACAGACCCTGGTCGTCACCGGTTATGTCGACCGCTACATACCGAGCTTCGCGCCTGGCGCGCACAGCGTGCGCATCGTCGGCCGCGGCAAGGCTGAGGATGTCACCGACAGTTCGGTCGAATGGCCGGGCGGCCAGATCACCGGCGCCAACGCCCTCTCGGTCGCCCAGAAGCTCTGCCAACCCTATGGGATCACGGTCTCCAGCACCGCGCCAGCCGGCCCGTCAATCCCGCAGTTCAACCTCAACCTCACCGAAAGCGCCTGGGAGGTGATCGAGGAGATCAGCCGGTTCGCCGGCCTCCTCGCCTATGACGGTGCGGACGGAAACCTGATCCTCGCCCAGGCCGGGACTCAGACCCACGCATCGGGCTTTCAGGAAGGCGTCAATGTCCAGACGGCCTCCGTGGTCTATTCCATGGACCAGAGGTTCAGCGAGGTTGACGCCTGGCTGCAAGGCACGGAGACCCTCGGCGAGGCCGGCAACGGCGGCAACCTGCTCTACCGCGCCACCGACCCCCAGGTTCCGCGCCATCGCCGCAAGTCGATCATCACCGAGGCCACCTATGGTGGCCAGGACGTCGCCAAGCAGCGGGCGTTGTGGGAAGTGGCCCGGCGGGCCGGTCGCTCGGCCAGCGTCACCCTGACCACGGACACCTGGCGCGACAGCGCCGGCAACCTCTGGACGCCGAACTGGCTGGCGTCGGTCAACCTGCCGGCCTTGAAGCTTCAGACCGTCACCTGGTGCGTCGCCGAGGTGACCTTCCTTCGGGCGCGGGCGGGGGGCACCATGGCCCGGCTGACGTTGATGGACCCCAAGGCGTTCCAACCCGAGCCGATCCTGCTGGCGCCGGTCATCCGGGGGCTAGCGCAATGATCGAGGCCCTGGCCAAGCGGCTCAATCTTGCCATCGGTCGCGGGCGCATCAAGGCCGTGGACGACAGCGGCCCGGTGCAGATGCTGCAGGTGGATCTCGGGCCGACCGGCCCGGACGGCGGTTCGATGCAGACGGTCGACCAGGTGCCCATGGTTCTGCACTTCGGTTTTGAGTCGAGCCCGCCGGCGGACACCGATATCGTCACCCTGCACATTGGCGGCCGGCGCACCTCGGCTATAGGAATCGGCCACAACAGCCAGCAATACCGCGGCCGGAATCTGCCTCAGGGCGATGTCCGCATGCGCGACATCCGTGGGGCCTATATCTGGCTCACCGCCGCGGGCCCGGTGATCGACGCGGGTGGCCAGGATGTCACGATCCAGAATGCCGCCAATGTGACGGTGACCGCGACCACGAAGGTGACCGTCAACGCGCCGGCCGTCGAGCTGGGGGGCTCAGGGGGCCAGCCGGTCGCGCGGGTCGGCGACACCGTAAATCTCACTACCGGTGTGATCGAGACTGGCTCCGATGTCGTCTCCTCCACCTAGGGAGGCCGCATGGACATCACCACGGTCTGGCGGACGACGCACGGCGACTGGTGCATGAGCGGCCCGGGGCTGCTCGCCGGCGACGATCTCCAGACCTGCGTGGCGATCATGCTGTTCACCGATCGGGTCGCCGATCCGGATGATGTGATCACCGATGGCACCGGAGATCCGCGCGGTTGGTGGGGCGATGCCTATCGCACCCGCCCGATCGGCTCGAAACTCTGGCTCTATGAGCGGGCGAAGCAGATCGCGCCGACTCTGCTGAGTGTCCAGAGCGCCGCCCAGACTGCGTTGCAGCCGCTGATCGACGACGGCGTCGCCGCCAGCGTGAGCGTCGCGGTGAGTTGGAACGGCCCCGGCTTCCTGCTGCTCCAGACCGGGATCCAGCGGCCCGGCGCCGCGCAGCCCAGCGCTTACAGCTGGGCCTGGGACATGCAGCGGAGCGCCTGATGCCCTTTAGCCGTCCGACGCTTCAGGCCCTGATCGACGAGGCCGCGGCCGATGTCGCATCCGCTCTGCCGGGTGCTGACGCCTTGCTGCCAGAGAACAACCTCACCGTCCTCGCCTTCGTCCTCGGGGCGATGACGAACGGCAACTACGGCTTTCTGGACTTCATCGCTCAGAACGCCGTGCCGTTCACCGCCACCGGCGAATTCCTCGAGGCCTGGTCGGCGTTCAAAGACATCACGCGCCTGGCGGCCACGAGCGCCAGCGGTTCGATCGCCTTCACCACGACCGGCGCCAATATTCCGAGCGGCACGCCGATCCAGCGCGGCGACGGTGAGCCGTTCGTCACCGTCGGCGACGGGACGGTGGTCAGCACGACCGTCACGGTCCAGGCCATTGACCTGAACACCGGCGCGCAGGGCAACTGCCCGTCCGGAACAGCCTTCACGCTCGGGACCGCCATCGGCGGCGTGACCTCGACCGGCGCGGCCTCGACAGCCTTCACCGGCGCCGCCAACGTCGAGACCGACGCCGCGCTCCGCACGCGGATGCTCAAGGCATACGCCGCGCCGCCGCAAGGGGGCGACCTGGCCGACTACATCAACTGGGCGCTCGATGTGCCCGGCGTCACGCGGGCCTGGGCCGTCGGCTCGACCCTCGGGGCCGGCACCGTCCAGGTGTTCTTCATGATGGACGTGTCGGAGGCGACCTACGGCGGCTTCCCGCAGGGATCCAACGGCGTCGCCACGGCGGAAACCCGCGCCACACCCGCGACGGGAGATCAGCTGGCCGTGGCCAACGCCATCTTTCCGAAGCGCCCGGTCACAGCCGAAGTCTATGCCTACGCGCCGCTGAACAACCCGGTGGCCATTACGATCGCGGGGCTCGCCAGTTCGACAACCGCGACGCGGCTGGCGATCCAGACCGCGATCGCCGCGGCCTTCCTGCAATATGCCGCGCCAGGGGGTGTGACCGATTCCGACGGCAACCCGATCGGCGTCATGGACGTCTCGGCGATCGATGCGGCTATCCTCTCGGTCAGCGGCACGACTGGCTTCGTGGTCACTGCGATCACCTGCCCGAACGGGACGGTGACACCGGGCGCGGCCGGCAACATCACCTCCAACACCGGCTATCTCGCGACACTCGGCGCAATCGCCTATGTCTGACGTGACCTTCGTCGACCTGGCCGTCGACGCCGCCGGCGACACCCTGGCGGTCGATGCCGGCGGCGACTCCCTGCTCGCCTACATCCAGAACGACTTTCCGCCGCCCAATCCGCCGGTCTTCACCCAGGCCGACTATCTGTTCGCGATGCAGGCTCTGATGCCCCGCGGCCGCGTCTGGCCGCGCTCGCCGGGCGCGACGCAGACACAGGTTCTGGCCGCTCTGGCCGCCAGCTTCTGGCGCGTTTCGGTGGCCGCCGGCGAATTGATCCAGGACGCTTTTCCCTCCGACACCGACCAACTGCTGCCGGAGTGGCAGGCCACGCTCGGTCTGCCGGATCCCTGCATCGGGCCCCCGGCCACCCTGGCCATCGCGCAGGCCCAGGTGATTGCCCAGTTCGCCAACGCCGGCGGCCAGAGCATCGCCTTCTTCGTCGCCCTGGCCGCCCAGCTCGGTTACGCGATCACCATTACCGAGTTCACCGGCGCCCAGGCCCATCACTGGCAGGTGAACGCGCCTGGCGCCTCGGAGAGCTTTTTCCACGTCGGGATCAACACGGCGGGGCAGCCGCTCAGCGTCGATCCGAACACGGCGCTGGAGTGCATCTTTAACCGGCTGAAGCCGGGCCACACCACAGTCAGTTTCGTCTACGGCGGGTAGAGCGCGGTGCGATCAGGCGCCGGCGCCTGATCGTTGAATCGTGCTCGGAAAGACAAGAAATCGAGCGCGGTGCGCGCTCGTGGGAGGGGCGATGTATCCGGTCGACAACGCCTCGAGTGTCGCCACCCTGCCGGCCGTTCCGGCGGCTGGGTCCGGAGGCTGGTTCATCGACACCGGCAACGGCACGATCGTACCGGCCTGGTGGTGCAACCAGGTCCAGGAGGAACTGCTCGCCATCCTGCAGGCGGCGGGGCTGACGCCCAACAAGACCCAGTTCAACCAGATCGTCACCGCCATTCTGATCCTCATCGGTGGCGGCTACGAGGTCGACGCCGGCACGGTGAACGCCATCGTCATCGCGCCGACGCCCGCGCCCAGCGCCTATGCGCCCGGGCAGCGCTGGTCGGTGAAGATCGCGAATACGACGACGGCCGCGGCGACCTTTGAGGCGTCGCCTCTCGCCACGCTGAACATAACATTCCAGGGCTCCGCGCTCGGCGTCGGCGCCCTACAGGCCGGCCAGATCTACGACTTCGAATATGACGGGGCGAACATCCAGCTCCTGACGCCGCCTGGCGGCTCCAGCGCGTGGCTGACCAACGGCCAGCTCGCCCAAATGGCCGCCGGCAGGGTCAAGGCGAACCTGACAGGCTCGGCCGCCGCGCCCGCGGATGTCACGCTTGCGGCGCTTGCCACCGCCCTCGGCGTCGTCACCCAGACCGTCACCACCAATTCGCTCGGCACGGCGGTCGATATCGGCGGCCAGATCACGCAGCGCGGGACATTCACCTTCACGTTCACGGGTGAGGAGTTCGAGGGGAATATTCCGTTCGACTTCCCGATCGCGTTCCCGGCGTCGTGCGATGTCTGCATCGTTCAAAGTCAGGACAAGCATGACGCATCCGACCCGACCACCGCGACCGATAACGACACGGTCATCTGCTACAACCTCTCGCTGACGGGCGCGGAAATTCGGGTGGACCCAGATTCCGGCACGGGCGAGACCCTGACCGGCACGCACACCTTCATGTTCATCGCGATCGGCTCCTAGCCAGCCCGATGCCGCGCCGAGTCTCGGCGCCACCGTTGGTTCCTACCGTGAAGGGCCTCTAAAAATGATCCGACTCCGCGCCATCGGCTTTTGGCTTGCGATGATGCTCACGCCAGCGATGGTGTCCGCGGCGACGACGTCGATTCCGCTGCCCAGCCTGCCGAACAACCCCACGCCAGTCGGCTCCGACCTGATCCCCGACCAGCCCAATGGTTCGTTGACGCTGAAATATGTCACGCTCGACCAGATCAAGGGCTATGTGGCTGGCGGATCTGTCACCAGCGTTGGCCTGACCCTCCCTTCGCCGTGGAGTTGCACCGGCTCCCCGGTGACCGGCGCCGGGATCATCGCTTGCACGGTCGCGGTCCAGAGCGCCAACACCATCTACGCCGGGCCGTCCTCGGGCTCTCCGGCCGCGCCCGCCTTCCGCGCACTGGTCGCGGCTGACTTGCCGGCGAGTGGTGTGACGCCAGGAACTTGCACAAGCTGCAACCTGACGTTTGACGTCGCTGGCCGCATCACGGTGGCCGCGAACGGTTCGGGGGGAGGGGGTGCGCCGGCGGGATCGGTCAATCAGCTACAGACCAACGCGGGTTCGGGAAGCTTCGGCTACGTGCCGTCGAGCGACGGCCTTAACGCCTTCGCCATCAATCCGGTGCGAACGGGCCTCGAGGCCGAATATCCGATCCTCGATGGCTCGGGCTCCAGCGTCGCGGATATCAGCGGAAACGGCGCGACGGCGACGTTGAGTTCGGCGACGCCGCCGACCTGGACGACCTATGGAATATTCTTCCAGGCGGCGAAAAACGCCAATGTCACAGTCAGCTACACTGAGCAATATGTTCAGACGCCGATCGCGACGTGGAAGACCGCGATAGTCAACGCTTGCGTCGCGCCCCTTCCGCAGACCAGCGGCAACTTGCTGTACGGCCCCTATTTCTCGACCTATCCGACGATCCTCGCACCATCGACCAACAGCGATGGCTTGATGCTGATCGTGCCCACCGTGGCGACGCACTCCGGGGCGATTTTTCCGGCGGTCTATGCCCAGAACGGCGGCAGCTTCAACACTACCGCTCAATCCCCAGCGCCTGAGCCCTGCGCCACGATCGCGATCACCCTGGACACCGCCGATCATATCTACATCGATGGCGTCGAGATCGCCTACGCCGCCCAGGGCGCGAGTTCGTCGAAGGTGACCACGACCGGCAGTTATCGGTTCGGTTCCAATGGCCCGACGCCTAGCACCAATTACTTCATGGGTTCGATCAATTATCTTGAGTTCTATTCTGGCGTCCTGACGCCGACCCAGATCGCCCAGGAAGCGCAATACATAAACTACAAGGTCCGCTCGCGGCCGGGGTTTCCGCTGACGTCTCGTGCATCGACGAACACGCCTCAGATCATATGTATCGGTGACAGCTTGACCGCCGCCGCCACCGGCTCTCCGTGGTGCCTATCGAGCGTAATGACTACCACCAACACCTACGGTTTCTCGAATTGGGGGATCGGCAGCGACCAGCCGAATACTGACCTCGCCAGCGGCGCCATTCGCTATCAGACCGCGATCTCACCGGTTTCCGGCGGCAACATCTGCAACATTTTCGAGGGGACAAATTCTTTCGCCGACTCCACCTTCACTCCATTGCAGGTTTGGGATCAGCTTCAGGCGCTTGGGCGTCAGGCGCGCGCAGCCGGATGCAACCGGGTCATTGTCGACACGATGATTTCGCGAAATGGCTACGATACGAGCAAGAACGCCTATAACGCGCTCATCAGAGCCGGCTGGCGGCAGACGTTCGACGCCATGGCGGATTTCGGCGCCATTCCGGGCATCGGGGCTGACGGCGCCTACAGGCAAACCTCGTCGCCCGCGTGTTTTTATAGTGATGGAATCCACCTTTCGAGCTCGGGAACCTGCGCGACCTATGCGGGATCGAGCATCGCCTCCTACCCGCTGCTCGGGGCAGTCCTGGCGAACGAGATCAACGCCCTCGATGGGTCGACACCTTATCTGCCTTCGACGACGGCCTGCCCGTCAAACGTCTATACTGAGGGATTTGCCGACACCTATCTCCTCGCGACACCCACCGCCGCCTGCACGATCACCTTCCCGGACGCGACCGGCCAGACCGGGATGAAGCGTTCGCTCATCAATAATTCGGCGTTTTCGATCACGGTGGTCGGCGCGACCGAATACTACGGGAACGGCTCATCCGCTGGCGCGGCCCCGATAGTGGGATCAACCACCATCGCCGCCAACAGCACTGCGGAGTTCACTTCCATGTTGGCCGGCACGCCGTCCGATCCGCTTCCGAACCTCACGAGCGCCATCTCCTACCAGTGGCTGCGAACGAAGTAAGAGCGGCGCTTCCACACAACCTAGGCCGGCCGCGCCAGAGGCGCCCACCGCCGGATGCGATCGACCGTCGCCTGCACAGCGGCGACCACTGGGCGCTTTCTCGCCAGCACCCGCTTCTCGACGAAATACCAGGAGAATGCCGCGTAGACGAAGCACAACGGGATCACGATGGCGAAATTGCCGAGAGCGGTCTTGCCCCAGGGCAACAGCCAGACGGCCTGCTGCATGGGGTAGGCGAAGAGATAGATCCCGTAGGAATAGTCGCCGCTGAGGATGATCGGCAGTTTCCTGGGATGCAGAAGACCCAGCCAGACCGTGACATAGGCGGCGGGAAAGACGCCCAGGGGGCTGAGCGGCCGGATCGAAAATAAGGCGCCGCAGACCAGGAGGCACGCCGCGAAGAGAGCCGGGCTGTGGGGAATCTTGTCGGCGTAG